CGGCGTCTCGCGTCAAGTCGTGCATCGAATACTTTTTGTGCCATAGTTTTTTTGTATTGCAAATTATTTCGTCTTTAAAAGCATTAGGTGTTCAATTCATTTAAAAGAGCTCTGAATGCTCTCTCTGCTGTGGCTGGGACAACTCCGTTTCCAAGCAGTCGGAGTTCGTCGGTACGATTGTCACAGGAGACTTGCAACTCGGCATAGTCCAGCCTATCGGCAGGCCCATCAGGGTTTCCACCCAGCGCGGGTTGAGCTTGCCCGTTGCTCTCGCTTCCACTTCCACATTCAGTTGCTTGTATTGGACTATGGTTGCATCTCTGTGGCCGCTCTTGTGATCTTTGGCTTGCGGCGTTGCCCACGACTCTTGGCGGTTCCCATCCATGCTGGGGTTGGCCGGGGCGGGAAGGCCATGCTTGACGGAATTGCTCAAGCCCTTCTGATTGAAGTTCGGCCCCCTCCGATCCGAAACATCTGGCGTCGGCCAATTCGCCGCATCCTTCACCACAACCGTGGTCAGCGACTCCTGCGACCCCTTCATTCCACGCGAGCGATCTTGGAAGCCCTGCCGCACCTCCGAGGCTATTGGAGACGGCCATGATAAACACTCGTTTTCTCTGGTGAGGTGCGCCGACTTCACGCGCAGAGAATATTCCCCACGACACTTTGTAACCCATTTGTTCCAGTTCTCCAACGACTTCTCGGAGTCCAAGGGAGGTGTGTCCTTCGACGTTTTCAAAGAAGCAGAGCTTGGGTCGAAGAATCCGAATTCCGCTTGCGATGTAAGGCCAAAGATGTCTTGGGTCTTCTGTGCCAAGTCTCTTTCCTGCTGCGCTGAATGGTTGGCAGGGGTAACCTCCAGTGAGGATGTCCACTCGGTCACGAAATGATTCCCAAGGGAAGGATTTAAGATCCGTCCAAATAGGTGCGACATCCATGAGTCCCGCTTCCATTTTAGCAACCAAGTTCGCGCAGGCGAAGGCTTCGATCTCACAAAGAGCGACTGAGCGCAAATTTGGGATGACTCGTTTAAGCCCAAGTTCAATGCCTCCGTATCCGGCGCACAAGCCAAGGTGTGTAGTTGTTTTGGTATTATCCACATTTTTATTTTCTTTCTATTTCGTCACCCTATCGACAAAGCGACTGATACCGCCTTGCATAAGCACCGGCGCGGATACGTGACGTTCTCCGTTTCGGTTTTTCATAAGTTTAATTTCGATGTCGGGATGGTTCGCATGGTCAATGTGAAGCACATAATCGGCGTGATGCCCTATGCCCCGCGACTCGCGTAGCTCGCCCTTGTCGTTTAGTTGGGAAGCGGTCAGGACGCAAACATTTAAATGCAACGCCATCAACTTAAGACGGCGGACAACTTCGCTCACTTGTTGCTCGCGTGTCTCGCTCTTGCTGTCGGCGGAGGGTGAGCAAAGTTGAATGTAGTCCACTACAACCCAGTCAAGGCCGGTGCGCTTGAGTTGCCGACATATCGACTCGATAGTATCGATATCCGATACTTGGTCGTGAATTGTGATCGGTAGTGCCGAGATATCCGCGATGCCGAGTTTCATTCCGTTGACGTGTGGCTGGCTCGGCTTCTCGTAGGCCGAGACGCATCGCCATCCGCTCTGCGCGGCGACTAAACGTCCGATGACCTGCGTTGCGCTCATCTCAAGGCTGAATATAACGCCGTTCTTGGCGTTTAAAGCCCCGTGCAGGGCAGTTTGAAGCAAAGCAATAGACTTGCCGCCCGAAGTCTCCGACGCGAAGACTGCGAGCGTGCCTCGCTCAAATCCGCCGTTGATCTTTTCATCCAGTCCATTCACGCCGGTGGTGAAGCGTTCCGGTGGCGTGGTTTTGAGAAGCTCGGTCAGTAGGTCATTGCATTGTTTCTTGAGCGAAACGGCGTCCGTTTGTTCTTCGTCCGAGTCTACCAAGTGTTGAGCGATGCCGTTCAAGTCGGCACGCATCTCGCGTATGTCGTCCCTACTCTCGGCAAGCTTCGCCATCGCCTTGCGATATCGGCGGGCCTTGAGTAAGTCTTTTCGGAAATCGAGTGCCGCCACGGCGTCTCCTGTTGGGTAGGCGGTGAAAGCTTCGGTGACGTTGTGATATCCGCCCACGTCGAAAATCAGTCCCTTTTCTTCAAGCACCGCCTGGAGTCGGAAGATGTCGGCTTTGAATCCTTCGTGATGGCATTCCTTGGCCGCTGAGAGTAAAGCTCGGTTGGCGTGTTCGAAGAACAAGTCAGCGTCCCACTTCGCGGCGTCCAGAACTTCGTAGTTCTGCAAGATGATCGAGATCGCGGCCTTTTCCGCGCTCGGTGCTGTCGGAACTGCCGACCTTGTGCTTGCTGTTTCTTCTCGTTTTAAAATTGCCATTTTGTTCCCTTCTTTTTGTTTCTGGATGGCTCGCCTCTCGCCTTAAGCGAGAGAGGCGAAGCCTATCTATCTACGTTAGTAGATAGATATTCTATCTATCTAGACCACCATTGGTTTGTGTTAGGTTACGGTTGGGTTTCATTTGGGTTATCGTTGGGTTTCGTTTGGGTTATTTACAGACGCATTCCGACTGGCTTTTTTTGTGGCTTCGGAGCTTCACTTTTCGGCCTTCCGCCCTTCTTCCCATTTTTGTAATTCGAGAATAAACGCTTATTTTGATCCTGCCATTGGTGCAAGACAAGCGCGTCACCTTCGCGCCTTGCGTAGCCACTTTCTACCAACGCATTTTCGAGTTGCATTGGGTCGCCTTCCCAGTCGGCTATCGCTGCGACGATCTCCGCTGGCTTTTCGATCCGTTCGCACTTTCTGAATTGGCATTGCGACCAGAGTTTGAGAAGGCTGAACACGCCTGCGTGACCGGCTAGGCGTAGCAGGATTTTAGTCTTGTAATGGTCGCAGAAGTCAGGTGATAGTATCATGCGAATAAATCAATTTGAGATCTTGCATTTGCTAGGTTTTGGCAGGATTGATTAAAATAGCTCTCCTTTAGTTCACTTCCGATAAATCTCCGATTTAATTTTAAAGCCCCATATCCTTCGCTTCCAATTCCAGTAAAAGGAGAATAAACCAAGTCTCCTGCATTTGACCATAACTCTATCGCACGTTCAATGACATCCAACTGAAGCGGGCAAATATGCCTCTCGTCATTATTATCTTTGGCTCCGTTTCTATTTAAAACGCGGCCTTGATCTACCGTCATCCATACCGGTGAAGCCACCTCTTGCCACCAATCAACTGAATACTTGCTAGGATCTTTAATTACTGGCTTTGGGTTTTCTCCCTTTTTCCTAAATACTAGAAGATAGTCAGGACATCCGACCCGCGATGATGATGAGTCGCTTTTTAGAGTCTTATAAAGTAACCCATGCGCTTTTGTGCGTTGCATTTCCGTTACTGGGCTTTTCCATATTGTAATGCGGCTGTGCAAGGTAAATCCGTTATTCCAGAATGATCTAATTATCTCACCGCTGAAATCTTGAAATCCAATATATCCATGCTTCCATTTTGTCGATAATAGGTCAACGCAATGGACTGCAACTTCTCTTCCTGGAACCATTATCCTTTGCATTTCTTTTATTAAGATTTCAAAATGGCCTTGAAACTCTTCTAAATCATTGCAATTTCCCATATCTTGCAAGTCATCAGAATATGTAAAAAGATCTGCAAATGGTGGACTGAATACGCTAAAATCAATGCTATTGTCTGGGATCTGTTTCGCTACCCTAACGCAATCTCCGTGATACAATTCCCATCCATTTCCTTCTTTTTTATCTATTGTTGTTTTCATGCTTAATTTTTTAATGCTTTTATCTGTTAATGCGTTGGCCGCAATCTTCATTTTTTCTTGCATTTCTTTATGTTGGTTAATTTTTCTATTTATTGTTTTTAATATAGCACCTTCCGTGCTTGCCTGAACTATATATGCGTTTACTTCTTGCGTTTGTCCGAATCGGTATGACCTCCTCAATGCTTGATAAAAGTCCTCGAAAGAATACGAGAGACCAACGAATGCAACGTTTCGGCAATGCTGCCAATTCATCCCATATCCAAATATTCCGCTTTTGCTTATTAATACTCGGATTTTACCATTAACAAAGTCATCAGCTGCTTGCTCTTTTTTCTTTGCTGTATCGCTTCCTTTAATCTCAACTGAATCACTTATCAATGATTTGAGCTTTTCACTCTCATCATTTGTATTGCACCATACGATCCAAGATTCATCTGATTGATTCGCCAAATCAGCCACCTTCTCAGATCTCGCTTGCGATGTGATTTTCATCTCCTTGTGTATGGTTGTGGCTGATAGTGTTGGATTTCTAAAAAGCTCTCCTTCTTGAGCGCCTTTGGTTGAATCAACATCAATTATTGATGTAGTGAGATTTAATTTAGGAAGAACATATCCATCATCTTTGAACCCAATATCTGAAGGCTTTGATACGCAAGCGGCCCAAGATGCTACCCACTCCCAGAACTGCAATTCCGCGTGCTTTTTCAGCCTCCAGTCTCCAGTATTGAATGTGTCGTTAATAAAGAATGTAGCGAGCATTTGAGCAGGCGAACATACTCCAAGAAAGTCAGCGTGCTGCCCAAACTCAGTGTAGTCATTTGGGCTTGGCGTAGCTGTGCAGCATAGACGGTATGGTGTTTCTGAAAAGTTAGCAGTTAATAACTGCCTCATTTTACCAGTGAAGTTTTTTAATATTGATGACTCATCAAGAACTACGCCAGCAAATTGAGAGCAATCGAATTTGTCTATTTTCTCATAATTTGTAATATATATTCCTGATTCATTTATATCACTATCAGACTCGACTACGGTTGCATCTATTCCAAATTTCGATGCCTCATTGCGTGTTTGGCGAGATACCGAAAGCGGAGTTAGGATGATAACAGATCCGCCTGTTTTTCTTTTGACTTGATCTGCCCATTCTAATTGTTGAGCTGTTTTACCAAGCCCACAATCTTCAAACAACGCAGCGCGTCCTTTTCTAATAGCCCATTCGACTATATATTTCTGCCAATCAAAAAGTGGAGCTTTTATCGGCAAAGGATCAAACCCATGCGATAAAGCTCGTTTTGTTTTATTGCTTATAAAATCATCGTAATTCATATATTTTGTTTCTTATTTAAATGCCTTTCCAGCACCTCCTCGGCCTCGTCCTCCATCCACCTCGTTGACTGAGTAACGACCTCAAGCCAAGTGCCGTCGATAAGGATTTCCCAATCCCACCGATAGCAGTCGTCTTGATGGTTGGGCCAACAGCGTAGCGGATAGCCTTTCCAGTGTTGCATTTGGTCATTCATCTTGTCCTGATAGAAATTGGCGAAGCGCCTTGTTTTCTTTAACGAGCCGATTGTTTTCTTCGGTTAGCGACTCGATGCGAATGTTTAATAAGTCTACAAGCAATTCAAGATCAGCCATCTGCTCTTTAACAAGTCTTGTAAGATTTAGTAGTCTTGTGATGCCGTCGAACATAATCTGCTATTCTTTCTAAATGGGTTTCTGCCAATGCTCTCCCCTCCGGCGAGTCATCGTATGTATGCTGGTAGACTGGGAGCGGGTCGCCCCTTTCGAGGCGCAACCCTATCGGGCATTCATTCATACAGATGACCAACCGGAGTGAGAGAGTCCCATTCATTTCTTAGAACGGAATATCGTCGGTTTCGTCGGGTTGTGCAACATAGCCGTTGCTTTTCGCAACGATGTGCTTGTCTTGCTTGGCCGCTGGCTTGCGCCGGTTGCCTAGCCATTTTGCCTTTTCATCTCCGAAGAGCCACCGCTCAACGCAATTAAACTGGTGATCTGGATTGGTCTGACCTGGTTCAACTCCGATGACGCAGACTCCTTTTTCGCCAATAAGGTCTTCGGCTTCCACCGTCACGTCTTCGCCTGGGACTACGGCGCGACCGATGCTGGAGAGCACTTGGTCAACCTTCCACGCCGCTTTGGGCGTGAACGTGAGATGTTCCCACATCTTCGGCCCTTCCACTCCACCTTCAAGGATGACGGCAACGTCGAGCTTTATCGTCGGGTTTCCGGCTTGGGAAGTCTTCTCGACGGCCTTCACGATCTCGACTTCGTATGTTCCCGGCTCTACGAAGTAGATGGCCGCTTGTTTTGGTTCGCTTGCTTTGTATGTTGGCATCTTGTTTTTCTATTTTATTTTTGTTTGGCGGAGTTGTGTTGTCGGCGCTCCAGCCTTTATCGCCGTTGTATCTGGCTCTACGCCGTTATTGGCGCAAAACTCGATATAACTCTTTTCTGACATCTTACCGCCCATCGCGAGGATTAGTGTCTCTTTGCTGATACCTTCGGAGGCTTTAGCGATAGCTTCGCACTCCACGAACTTGCGTCCGCTCATGCTAGTTAGTTTCCATCCTGCGACTTCGTCTCCGTTTTCGAGTCTCGTCTTTAGATGACCTAGCACCGGCTCGGCGATCTCCTTTTCGGCCAGCTTCCACTCCTTCGCGAATGCTCCCATACTCTCCGCTGTTGCAAGTATTCGCTGGCGGATCGCCTCGATGCTGTTGCCTGTTACGTCTGGAATAAGCGCGATGGCACTCTCAGCCTGTCTGACGATGGCGTTGCAGTTATTGTAGTGCTTGCACCAGCTACAATATTCCGAAGGCGTCGGCTGTGCCTCCGCGCTTGTTGCGCGGTCAATTGTGCGCTGCGTGATCTGTTTGGCCTCCTCGTAGGTGAAGTCATAGCTACGAATCATCTTTTGATCGACATAGATGACGTGCGCCGTCCAACTCGTGTCGAAATTGTCTTCCATACAGGCCAATGCGTAGGCCGCGAGTTGCTCGCGATAGTTCCGAACTTGGCCCGTTTTGATATCTGCGACCCACTTTTCGGCCTTGCAAACTGCGTCCGCCGTTCCGAGTTTCGATAGTCCAGGAACTGCCATCGCTAGATACTCCTCGCGAGTCTCGACAAACGATCCTTTTGCAAGGCGTGTCAGTTCATCGACTCCGTAGGCAATAGCGCCGGCGTCTTCGCCTACGATTGCAACGTCATGCTGTGCCGATATCAAGTTGCGGATCGCAACGTCTACCGCTGTTCCGCGCTCCGCTGCGGAACTCGTTCCGTTTGCGCCCTCGAATAGAGCGCATTCGGCGAGTTTGGGCAGAGTGCTAGGTGATATCTCTTTACTCATTTTTTTTTTAATTCTACACTTGATCGGTGTAGTGATGTTTATTGGTTCGCCTTTCTCCATTCGATCGCCGTGTTGATAAATTGATCCACGCGAAGCGCGACGCGGTGCAGGTATTCTGGTGCGCAGTCGCGCCAAGTCTGCTCGCTCGTTAATACTCCGCGCCCTATCAAAAACTGATTCACCGCGCCTTCATGCTCTGCGAGCCGTGCTGCCCAGCTTTCGGGTGGTGTTGCAGTTGGTGCGACTACGGCTTGCGCCGTTGTCTCAAACAAGTGCGCGACCGATGCCCATTCCAGCGGCAACTCTTCTGCAAGGCCAGATCGCGTCTTCGCGTCGTAGGCTGCGGAGTGCGTCGTTAGGATGATGCGCTCCTTGCCCCCGATGCCCTTTCCTTTGCCGCTGTCGGTCGTGCTTACCTTAGTCTTAAACCTTAAGAACCAAAGCTCGTCCGCAAACTCTTTAAGCAACGGCGCCGATTGTTTGCTGAGTTTCAACTCGTAGCGGTCGTAGGCTGCGAGCGCATCTGGAGCCTCGAAGCGCACGATTTTGCTGTGCGCGATCATGACGACGTTCTTGCCGGCGTCAATGAGTTGATCGACTGATGACAGGAACCGGCTCATTCGCTCTGCCACCATCACCCAGCCCTTACCAAAGCCGAAGTCCTCGACGCTCGTCTTTTTAGTCGAAGCTAGTAGGTCTTCAACGCACAGACGTTCTGCCCAATCCGCTGAGTCTATGACTATGGTTTTGTAATCGGTCGCCTTGGCTTCAGTCAATGCGTCCGTGAGTTGCTTCCAGCTGTTGATCTCGCAGCGATCCACATCGAGGTGGCTAGTGCCTTGCTCGATGTCCAAGAACAGCGGCTTCGGGAACTTGGCCGCGAATGTGCTTTTTCCTACGCTCTCCACTCCGTAGATGACGACGCGCTGGGCGCGTTGTTGCTTTCCTTTTGTTATTTTCATTTTCTATTTTCCTTTTTGTTGTGCTGCATAAACGGCAACAGCGAGTGCCGCCCAAGTGTGCGACTTAATTCCATAAGTCGGCCCTGGGGTTTTCTTTGTTCCCTGCGGCCCGATGAGATCGAGCAAGGCTTGGCGAATGTTCGCGTCCTTGGCTCGCATCGTGCCGCATAGGAAAAGTTTAATATCTTTACGATAGATCAATTCAACGTCCACCCTAGCAACTTCGATGAATCGTCCGATCCAAACGCACGTCTCGAATGTCGAAGCACCGACCGCCATGCCGTAGCTGGCGATCATCTCGCAGGCGCAACGGTCGTATTCGCGACCGATAAGAATCTGGCGGATTTCGGCATTCGGAAGGTGACCGTGGTCATGTATCCCGCGATGGTCGTATTGTACGAATGCGCTGTGCGTCGTTCCTGGATCGAGTGAGAGTATCATTTTTTAGTGCCCTTGTTTTGATTTTATCTGCTGGCAATGCGAGAACGTCGCAAATGCCTTGGAATGCTCGTGATTTGATGAAATGAATTGCTGACTCTCGGTCAAGTTCTTGAGCCTCGTTTAGTTGTTTGCTCAAAAATACCTTCTCGCTTTGCAGGTCGGCAACGGCCTGCTGTATCATCCCGCAAAGAAGGCTGCGGGTGAATTGGCATTCCGCGTCATGTAGTTCTTCGGCGGTCACTAGCGGCGCTCCCGTTTGATCTGGCGGTTCATCCACCATCTGCGAGCCTGTTCCATCTCGCAGGTGGCTTTGATGTTGCCGATCAAATATCCGGCGATGAATGCACAGCAAGTGCAAATTCCGAATAGGGCGAGAAATGTTAGTGGTTCCATATATTTTAGTTTTTTGTTTCTGTCGTTCGGGTTCGTCCCGTTCGATGTGCAAACATTCTTTCATCTCCGCAAAGATGAAAAGAAAAAAATTCACGAAGCGCGAAAATAATTTTTGAGAAAAGTCTTTACAAATGCGCTCATCCAATGCTGGAGCGCATCTGCGGCTTGGATAGAAACCAATTTACAAACTGAAATCTAACTAGATCGGGCGAAAGAATTTCACCTCGCGAACGCCTTGATTCGTTTGTATGGTTGCCTTTTTTGTTTCAAGCATCCCTTTCCCTATGGCAGTTTCAACTCGGCAAGAAACAGCTGCGATGGTCAATTTCGACTCCTCGGCAATAGTGCGAATGGTCTTCCAGCCTTGCTTGGCTAGGTCTTTCTCGCTTTCGACTTTTG